AAATGTAGCAGTACCTATTGTTCTTGGTGGAATAATTGGAGCAATCACAGCAGGAATTGCTATTGCCGCCGATAAGGGTCATTATAATCCTTTCGTTCCTACTTCAAATGACGGTACTGGGGGCGGGGGCGGTGGTGGCGGTGGTGGTATTTATGGTACATGCCCATCGGGAAAGCAAGAGACTGCATCAGGGGAGAAATGCGTAACATGTCCTTCGTCATGTACAGTGATTGGAGAAAAATGTGTATGCGATGACCCAGCGATTCAGCCGCCTCCACCCAATACTCCGACAAATAAACCTGGTCTACTAGCAGGACACTCTCAGCCCGTCCAAGGTGGAGGAGATGAGAACACCTTTGTTGCTGAATTGTATAAAAATGGTCAGTTAGTAACTTCTACTCTTGCTGACTAGCCTGCCTCAAAATCTTGTAATAACCTCCGACATTTGTCCCAGTATGTGAGTGAACAACGCCAGTTGATGAAATTGCAACAATCGTTGGAACAAACTTCACTCCAAACTTCTGCGTCAATCCTTCTGGGTCAGCCTTAATATTCACATGTTTCCATTGAAGACTTGAGAATTCCTCTTTCAAGTCTTCAAATACAGGTTTCAATTCCTTACAAGGAGGACATATCGGAGAAGAAAAGATATATGCACTCATTCCTCTTTTATTATTGTTATGCCTTCTTTAATTAAACCTGTAGTCAACCGAACAAAGCGTGTATTGCTTATCTTCTGTATTTCTGCAGAATATCCGTTTTTAGTTACCGTCTTCTGAAATGCCCCAAACAATCCAACTTTTAGTGCTTGGGCATCAAGCAAATCTAAATGGGTCTTACACCACTCTATTATATCCTTCTCCTCCACTGGTGGTCCCATCAATGATAACCCCAAATCTGGAAATATTCCTTCCGTTCGCTTAATTACCTTTGGCGGTTGTTCTGGCATCAATACAGCAACCGCCATCTTGTCTACAATATCATTATTCAGGCTGTTCTCATCCTTCTTGTCAGTATGAGCCTTCACATAAGTTATCGTGTAATCCTTAAACTTCGTTAATCGAGTTGCTAAGTGTTCTATCAAATCACGGTGTTTGACATCACTGCCCTCAGCCGTCTTCCATTTGTTTCGTAACCAACCTGGCAACCATGTAGTCAAACAATTTTTGGAATACATGGAATCTGTATAGACATGAATAGATGTCTCTGCAGGACTCCCACACTTGTCAAATATTACATCTACAGAGTCGTGGATTGCCTTTAGTTCGGCTCTCTGATTTGTTTGCATCTCTGAAGCAGGCATCTTTGTTGCAAAAGACCATTCCTTGTTATCGGGAAAATAGCCAGCATATGCTGCATCTGCATTTGCTTTACCATTTGCTCGACATGCTCCATCTGTGAATACGCGAATCATTGTATATATGCTTCTTATATTCTAAAAACTATTTACGTTTTCTATTTTTATATCAGAGTTTGAATAGTCTGGCATTTTTTTCACAATACATCTGCTTATAATAGCCGACTGTAATGCACTTGGGTCTTCTACATGAAACCATACTCTGTTCTTGAATGAACGTTGTTCCAATTGACGACGCAACATTTGCTGACATGCAAAAGTCAAAAATTCAGAATGCCAAATTATTAGTATTCTTAGACGAGTTGATTGCTTTGTAGGAACGCTCGAAATCCACATATCAAACCAAGGAGCAAACGTTTCAACAGAATACATTAATGCAGCATTAACTTCGTGAAATTCACAAGTATCGGAATGGTCTTGTTTATACCCTTCCCATGCTTGTATTGTCTCTTTGTCATTCAAAGGTTCAAATAAAACATAGTGGGGTGGAGGATACTCCATTAAGTTATTCCTTGGTTTCCTCTGTAGACCCCATCACGCGCTTAATCGGAATTCCTGCATCCACAACATACAAACTATTCTCAGTCATCACAATGTAACAAGTATCGCACTTAAAAACAGTCTGGATTGTTGACGTATATTCTTCATTCGATTTTACAAGATATTTAGTTGTGCCTTGGACACCAATACAGCATTTCTTCTCCAGACTATCGCGATAGTAATCAAAATATAGAGGTTTGTCCTCATCAATGCTTACCTGAGCCGCCCGAAGCAATACAGTGGCAGATGGTACAGACATTTATTGACTCACAACCTTTGTTTTAACAAACCTTAACGCATTTTACAGCATCTTCAAGCTTGAATCGGGAACGCAGATTCAAACTTGGCAGTTCAGGACGAGGCCTGTCCAAGATACCCTCTACATTGCTCAAAATCAATCCACGCAATTCTACTGCCGTCGCCTTCAGCAACTTAGCAATCTCGTAAATGAAATCAGCAAACTGTGTCACATTCTCTTCGCTTTGCTCACTCTTTGCTTGAACCAATGTATCTTTCAAATCCATAAGAACCTTCTGCATCGACTCTTGTAGTGCTTGGCCCGACACAAGTTCACGGCTATATAGGTGAGTCAGAAATCGAGCATATCCGCGACGAACATCCTTCTGCTTCGCCCACTCAACAACCTTGTCGTCAAATTCTGGTTCGTCAATTTTGGGAAACGTTAGAGTATCCTTCATGTCATACAACGTTCCAAACATCTGAACATGAATCGCCAAATCTTCTGATACTTCGGGAATCTTAGCATTCAATATCATCGCCAAATCAGCCATCACTCGAGCATATGCAGAACCACGAATCGCCTTATCAAACAATAAAGCTGTCACACGCAGACGAAACTCCTGATCGCGTCCTACCAAAATAGCAATTGCCTCCTGAGATAGTTTATCCATATTTTGGTCAGCAATCTTATTGAAGATGCCAAACATCTCATCGTATTGGGTATCAGTCGTTTCGCGAACCTTGCGAACAATATCTGCAATAATACTTGACCGCCAATTCGCCTTGTCCAGCGGAGTATACTCTCGCTTGGCACGCATTGGCCTCGCTGGCCGATATTGTGCAGGAATAACGCGAAGTTGACCAATCCTTGCCTTCATTGCATCAGGTAAACATAACTTCGCCTCAAACCGCAAAGAATAGATTAGGGCACTGGTAACCATTGTTTTCTTATTATGTCCCAATATGAAAACGAATTCGTTTTGAACCTACACATTATAACCTAACACAATACATAACCATGGATTCCACAATATTCAAGAACACTTGGATTTTGTGGTATCATGATCCCGATAACAAGGATTATTCCTTGGCAAGCTATATCATGCTTGCAGATATATCCAACCCCCAACAATTCTGGACAATCGTCGATTCTGTTCCCAAAGAAGCATGGGAGTGTGGTATGTTCTTCTTCATGCGCAAAGGATATCGCCCGCTCTGGGAATGCGAAGAAAACAAAAATGGTGGTGCCTGGTCCAAAAAAATTGATGCCTCACAAGCACAAACCAGCTTCATCGACCTAATGGTTCATTGTTGTTCCAATGAACTTCTAGTTAAAAACCAAGATTCACTTATTGGCATTTCCATCTCCCCCAAAGGCCAGTTTCACATCATCAAAATCTGGAACGCTTCCACTAAGGTATCCGAGAAATCTAACCTAAATCCCAATCTCACTTACTATAAGGTAACTGATGATGTCACGTATACTTCCCATACAGCAAGACCTAAGTAAGGATAAATGATTCTAACGATAAATTTAGACAAAAAACATATCCAAGAATCGTTAGAACTATTTTTGACTAAGTTATTATATTATATTTATAGTTGGTTATCAAATGATGGAGAAGTTATTGGGTATATAATCGGTGTGTTTCACGTGCTAATTGCTACATCAATCCCTATAATTATCTTTATCTCTCACATGATTTACCCTAATTTTTGGCTTAAATTATTTAACTTCGTTTGCTTGTTCATCATTTTTATACAACACATCGTATTCAATGTTTGTCTTCTAATACCGATGGAAGAAAGACTTACCAAGCAACAGACAATTTTTTACCCGTTGCTTGAAAAAATGCTAGAACCAATCGGTATCAGTATAAATCAGTTTATTACATATTTGGTAATTTCGGAAGGAACGGCTGTTATTTGCTTTGGTCTTGAATTGCTTTCACACGTTTCCAGATTTGTTTACACGTATTACGGGATAGATATCTAAGCAGTGCAAGGCATCAAACAAAGTTTGATTTCACCAAGATTTGCTACCACATAACGAATCATCAGAAACCAACCATTCTTCATATGAACCTCCAAGTTATTGCACAGATTGGTACACTTCGTAAACAATACCAAATGAGGCAAAGAAAACTGGCCACTCACAATCTCATCAGAAGTTTTTTTATGGATATTAAAATCAGCCTCTCCATCACCCATCACAGTTGTCCGTGAAGCAAAATGCCCCTTGCAATTAAACGTCAGTGTAGACCCAACATTCGTAATCTCAACAGTCTTTGCATTTAACAACGTCATGTCACGACAAATCTTCTGGAAGTCCAATGAAGGCATAGTAATACGTGTACTGAACTCAGTATCAGGCAATTGGAGATCAGGCTCATCGCGGTCAAGCAAGTTTAACTTATATTTGTGTACTTGCTTCTTCTCGCCGTTCTCCATCAGAATACCCAACGAATTAGGATCTTCCTTGTCGACATAAAAGGATAAGGTGTCGTCGTTGGTAGCCGTGCGAACAATTCTGTAAAGGTGGTCAGTGTTTACACCAATCACAAACTTAGGCGTATTGTGATTATAAGCATACTTTTCAAACTTATCTGCATGTAGACGAAGGTGAACAAGAACAGTACGAGTGTTATCCATTGCTACCATACGAATTCCATCCTTGTCAAAAAGCAGAGACATCTCCACGAGAATAGAGCGAAGAGCCTCAATCAATGTCCGGACAGCTCCAGTCTGTACGGTCTTTGCTTCAACGGTGAACATTTCTATTTCTTCTGCTAGTGCGTTTAAGTTAAAAATTGCCCGAAGGCTATCACTTGTAAGCCCTCATCATTCCGACCTGGGGATTGGTCGGTGGACTCTTAGGCGTGTTTATCGGCTGTTGAGACTCTACACCTGGTCCAGGCATGGTCCTTTGGAGGCTGGTTGCTATGGTCTGTTCCGGTGTCATTCCTTTCTGACAAATGTATGGTGGGTCGACTCCGTGGTAGTTCGTAACGTCGCAGTTCCTGCAGCACTTATACATAGTGGCACTAATCGTTTTCTGTAATTTAATATTCCGTTTTACAAAAAATTGCCTTTCGGCGTATTAGCTCAGCATCCGACTCTCGTGCTCCAGTTCGGCAATCTTGATGATTGCTTCGTAGGTGCGCTTGCGTCTGCGCTCGTTGGTATCCTCGTCGGTTGACGGATTTGCCTTGATAAGCTCTTTCCAATCCTTGAGGGCCTTGCGCGCCTCTTGGATGGAGTATGGTAGCTCCAGAATCCGGAGCCGCCGCTTTGTTGCCTCGTCGGGGTTAGACATCTTCGCGACGAAGTTGTTCCAGCCGTGCTTGGCTATGTAGTCAATGCAGCGCATGGTCCAGCCGTGGCTTTCACCGCTGTGGCCCTCGTACTTAACGGCCTTGTTAATCAGCAAGAACCACACGGGCATCTCGCTAAACATGAATCCGCCGTGTCCAGGCACAAACCCTTTCAGGTTAGCCCAGTTCTCGCTCAGGGTTACAGCTTTGTACATGTCTTCCAACATGTCTTTGCTCAACTTGTCTTTAATAAAGGAGAAGTCACCTGGAGTGCACACAGCAGCGGCCATGATTGTCAGTACTAATAATCATTCCTATAAAAAACATCCATTTTTATAAATGATATTAAAGATGAAGAACACCATAATGGAAGTGGATTCGCCTAATCTGATTTACGACGCATAGTATGATGCTTCTTTGATGACACAATGCGACCGTGTTTATTCTTGAGGAGGTCCTCCTTGCGTAAACCGCCGCAAGTCTTCTCTGCAGAACCATTATATACTTGACGACGAGAACCAACTTTGAGGGTTTTGTGGGGCATTTTGTATATATGCTATATAAAATGACAAGCAAGTCTATAGTTGCTAATATATCTTATCAATCTCCAATCAAAGACGATTTGGCTATTGGATTTGCTTTGTTTAACTATACCAAATCCAAACGGTTGGTGATAAATTACCTGTATACTCTCGAAAAGATGAAAGTAGCAAATATACCAACCTTCACGATTGAGTTGGTTATAGAAGGTCAACGGCCTACCATAAAAGATGCATTTCACGTGTATGGAACAAGTTACCTTTTTCTTAAAGAAAACTTGTTTCGAATTCTGGAAACCAAAATACCCGAAAAATACACAAAACTTCTCTTTCTGGATGCAGATATAATATTTGATAATCCCAACTGGTATAATATGCTTTCAGAGTCTCTCGATTCTTGCGATATTGTTCATTGCTTTAAAAATGCACAATGGCTCGATATTACCTATACAAAATTTATACAAAGTGAAGCAACAAGCTTTATTCTAGCCGACGATAAAATCAATACGCCACTAGGAGTAACAAATACAGGACATTACCATTCTGGATTTGGATATGCATTCACACGTTCGTGGTATAATGCAGTTGGATATATAGATAAAGCCATCGTTGGTGGAGGCGATTTACTGTTCACATATGGAATATTCGGCTTCAAATATCCAAGACAACACGGCCTAAGTATTTACGATTCGATACTTAAAAAATGGTTTCTAAATATTCAAACGGCTCGTGTTTCTTATCTACCAGTTACAGTATATCATCTTTTTCATGGCAGCATGAAAAAAAGACAATATATATCAAGAAATGAAATATTCAAAGAATTCGAAAATATAGAAGATGCAATTACCACGAATAATTATGGTGTATATGAACTTTTAGATAAATCGTATAATGACTTGCTTCTTATGTATTTTTCTGGAAGAGATGATGATTCTATCGAATAATTTGTATGTAGTAAGTAATGGATATTATTCAACAAATTTTATGGAACCCCCCAATACCAGAAGAGAAGTGGTATGCAAAGAGATTCAATTTGACAAGAAAAGTTGTAACTCCAACAGTCAAATATACTAAGCCTAAAGAATATAACAACCCATCCGACGTAAATTTCAGGTTACCTTCCGCTTCTGTAAAAGGTCTTTATCGACCCAAACAATCCGAGCATGTTTATAAAAGTAGACCAGACACTCTTGCTTTTACTTCTCCTAAATCCGACGTAAATTTCAGGTTACCGTCCGCTTCTGTAAAAGGTCTTTATCGACCCAAACAATTCGAGCATGTTTATAAAAGTAAACCGAACACTCTTGCTTTTACTTCTCCTAACTCCGACGTAAATTTCAGGTTACCTTCCGCTTCTGTAAAAGGTCTTGATCGACCCAAACAATCCGAGCATGTTTATAAAAGTAAACCGAACACTCTTGCTTTTACTTCTCCTAACTCCGATAGGAAAATTGTAGCACCAAAACCTGTAGGGTTGATAGAACCATCTGTTATACAACAATTGAACGACTTTAATCTACCAAATTTACCAAAGTATAATCCACCCAAAATATCGAAGAAAGTTCAAGATGAACCTGAAACCGAAATTAGCATAAAGATAAATAAAAAGAAGCTACCAGAAATCCAAAAACTTAGTTTACCTACTAAAAAGCGAGTTTACCTTGAAGAAAATACGTTGCTTGTCCCGAAAGAAACTGTTAAAATAAGCAGAGCATCAACTCCAAAAAACAAAAGGACATTTGTTCCCAAAAAGTATATAATTCCTAAATTCGTTGTAAAAAAATCCAAACTAGATGTTGAATCCAAACTAGATGTTGAATCCAAACTAGATGTTGAATATGCAGATATCGACATCTTTGACATATATTATAATGTTCCTCAAAGAACCGATGTTGCAGTAATGTTGGTCTTTTTTGATTATACTGGATCTGCAAGAATATTGATGAACTATCTTTATATGGTAGAAAAACTGAAACTTGCTAATATTCCTGTGTTTACGTTAGAGTTAGTTATTCATGGAAAACAACCAAGAATTAAAGATGCATTCTATGTTTATGGGTCTAGTTATCTATTTCAAAAAGAACATTTATTAAGATTACTTGAAAAACGTATACCTCCTGAATTCACAAAATTAGCCTGCTTAGATTCCGATATCCTTTTTGATAACCCCGATTGGTATGACATGGTTTCTGAAAGTCTAGAAACGACCAACATTGTCCAACCGTTCAGAAGAGCTTATTGGTTAAATTTAGATTATACTCAGATACAGAAGAAAAGAGGATCTTTGCGTGATTTTGACCCTAAATTACATAAACATTTTTGGGATTCTGAGTTGGGGTGTCATCCAGGATTTGGGTGGTGCTTTAGAAGAGAATGGTATAATGCAGTTGGGTTTTATGATTTAGCAGTGATAGGTTCAGGCGATACGGTATTTAGCCATGCTCTATTCGAATTTAAAAAGCTACATGTAAATAATCAAGAATTTAGATTATATATTGAATCATTATATAAGTGGTGGGAAGGTAATGCTAGAAATGCTTCATTCACTGATTTAAATTCAAACTTGTATCATATGTATCATGGACCATTAAAAAATCGCCAATACTATGATAGATTTGCCAGGTTTAACTCGTATAAAAATATCGAAGAAATCATTGCTAAAAATGAATATGATGTATACGAACTCACAGTTCCAGAACTCAATGATCACATGTCTAACTTTTTTAAAACACGTGAAGATGATGGCATAGATTAAATTAAACTCAAAAATATATGTTAATTTTAACACATATTTTTGATTGTTGTTTGATTTCCTATTATACTGCTTAGTTGCTGTACGCTAGACCACCCATACCAGACATCACGCGGAGCACGTTGTAGTTCAGGGCATATACGCGCACCTGGGCAGTGTTGAGCGCCAGCACCGTGTTGAGGGACACCGTCAGCTGGAGAGTCGCCTTGTCAATACGGGAAAAGTTGCAGGTGCCACTGGGCTGGTGCTCCTCCGGGCGGAGAGCAAAAGAGTAGCAGTTGATACCCGTAGAAGGCGTGCGGCAGTGGTGCTGGTAGGGCTGCACACGGTCGAAGTAAGAACCCTCGCGCTCCGTAAAGCGGTCCTGGCCGTTGAGCTGCAGCTTGCACACCTCTACAGGATTCTTGCCCTCGCAACGCACACCAGAGTCCAGAATTACCTTGGCCAGCAGGTAGTTCACGCCAGAGTCGAACTCCTGGTCCTGGCCTTGAGAGCCAGCGGCGCCAGTCGCTACGCCCGCCCCATTAGAGTTCGGACCAAGGGGCAGCTCAGCCGACTCGGGCGTGCCGCCTCCGCCACCACGAGATAGCAGAGACATGATGATACCCTCCGTAGAGAAGTCATCGGAGTAGTTGAACGGCTGCTGGCCACCGCAGTGGGCAATCCAAGGCTGGTAAGAGCAGTCCACGAATGAGTCACGCTGTACTACCCAGAAGAGCTCCTTCACGGGGTGGTTAAAGTTCAGCTGAATCTTGTTGGAAGAAGACGTGATAGACTCCGCGCCAGTGAACTGCACCTGCTCAATCAGATACTCGTGGCTCTGCTGGGCAAAACGACGACGCTCCTCCGTGTCCAGGTACACGTAGTCAATGTATAGGGAGGCACCCGCTAGAGCCAGAGCGTTAGGGCGTGCGGGAGTCGCGGTATCCTTCTCGGCATACGTGCAGTTCTCCCAAGTCTCGAAGTCTACGTTAATGCGTACCTCGTGGTACTGGAGAGCAATTAGAGGAATCGCTACACCAGGGTTGCGGCAGAACCAGAACTGTAGAGGCACATATAGAGTCTTCGCAGGAGTACCTGCGCGAGCAAGGCATGATAGGGTGTTCTCACTAGAAGCGCAAGTGCCATCGAGCGCCACGCCACCATCTGTCTTTAGCAGGGTCAGGTCGTGCGTGTTGCCAATTAGAGAATCAAGCGCTGCCGTAGAACCAGCCTCAGTAGATAGCTGCGTCCAGATTTGCATCCAGTCACCATACTGGCGGTCAATGCGCTGGCCACCAATTTCTACCTCTACCTGCTTGATTAGGCGGTGACCAATGTAGCTCACCCAGCGGAAAGCGGTCAGGTTCGAGCTGCCAGACTGAGCACGGCTACTGCCGTCCAGTGACACCTCAGGTAGTACTACCTGTACATACGTCTTGTACATTAGGTCAGCGTTACGGTTAATCACCGCCGTCACACGCTTGTTGAAGTCCGCCTGACCGTTGAACGTCACCTCAATAGACTCCATCGCGAAGTTCGTGTGACGCTTGTATAAAATCTTCCAGAACGTAATCTGGGGATTACCAGAAATGTAGATATCTTGTGCACCGTAACTTACAAGCTGCATCAGCCCCCTAAACTCCTAGAGTAGTATCTCAGCATACTACTCTAAAACCAAACTCTCCCCATAACATGGATGTCAACACGTTATAGTTCCTCTTGGTATACTTCTTTCGAAGCGGTTGGACTATATTTTAAGCTTTCGCCCACCGACATTTAGTCTCTGAACTGCATCCGTGCTTGCGCGACGGACTTGGCTGCGGATAATCCCTATTCACCAGCGTTGTTACCATACCCATCAAGTTTCCCTGAGGTGTCCGTGTATGCTCTTTCGAGGATAGGACGGTAGCTGTGACTTCACAGGAGTTTCCCGCAATTTGACGGTGTTGCCCTATATGACATCGGACTAGCAATACCTTTTCGTATTACTATTGGTGGCAGGCTAATTTACCACCCATTCTTTGTTATGATTACTAACAAGAAAAAATATTTCTGGAGTTTAGTCGAGGACGGCTGACTTTAGACCATCTCGTTTATTTACTGCACTTTCTAATGTTTTATGCCAAGAACGATGTTTTAGGTCATGTTTATTGATACGAAGCATAAATCCATTCACATACCTTGTTATATGAAGTTCTCCTGTTGTTATGTTAGTTGCCCAAGAAGTATCCTTTCGATTGTTACAGTTCTCCTGATTTGTCACCCATCGCAGATTCATGTAATTATTGTTTGTCTTATCTCTGTCGATATGGTCAATTTGTAAAGATGCATAGTTATCTGGAACTTCCAAGAATGCTAAAGCAACTAAACGATGAATCTTAAACCAGTACTTCTTGCGGTCTCCGAGTTTTCGTATACCTATCTGCTTATACCCATCGGAGTCTAAAGTAGAAGTCAAAGTTCTGCCATTACCTGCATTCTTAATATTTCCATCTTCGTTTATCTGATATCGTCCTTCAAACCCAGAAATGTCTTTCCACATCTTTAACACTTAATCCCAGCCCAACTCCAAATCCATTTCTAAGCAAGAAGTAAATGTCCTTCTGGTTTTACCCAACAACCAACGCTATCTTGAACACTTTTCTTCGTTCGATAGTCCTGATTCTATTCATGGTTTTTGGTCTCAAAACAAGCATATACTCTGCTTATTGGGGGGCTGTTGTTCACGATGCCATTTCTTTGATTCTTATCCGTCCTTATATCTAACCTGTTGACCCAAATCCTCCCTCGCCACGATTATCCTGAGCAGCAGGAAGTTCATTTACAATTAGAACACTATCCCAAGGCATAAAGTCATGTGAACAAATCTGGAAAAGACGCGAACCATTTTCTACAACACCATTACTCAACACATCTACCTTTGCTTTAACATCCCCACGATAGCCTGAATCAATCAGTCCAATTGAATTAGCAAGTCGGAAAGGTGTCCCCGAAATAGATGAACGAGGAACCAACAGACACGGTACAGGCACATTATGTTTCATTGCAGCAACCTTGATATGGAGATTAAAGGTATGCAAAGAAACTCCACCAACACTCTCTTGAAGCATAGGAATATCAAATCCAGAATCAGTAGGCCTACGATTGCTTACCTGATTCTCAAGCATCTGACGAACATCCTCATTGTCAGTATATACAAAGAGGATGCTCATTTATGTATAGATATTCAACCAATGTATAAATTATTCTATCTGAATTTTAGGCATCTTGTATACCAATACCATCGAAAATGCAGCCAATATCTGAACAACCAAAACTTTGACAAAAGTCTCAGAAGATAAACGTCCAAGCATATATTGAACCATACCTCCTAAAGGATTAAAATATCCTTCAGACTTACCATCAGCAATAAATAGAGCAGCCATATATGCTAAACCAACCATTATAGGATTAGCATGCGTATACAAGACTGCAGCAATAATCAATAGGGTCCCTGTATATTCTAGAAGTAATCCACGAAGCATCCTATTGTATTACACTCTTTTTAAAATAGTCAGGCCATTATTGTTTATCAATTTCTTTTCAACTGTCCATTCAGGATGACTTCTAAGAAACTCATCAATGGCTGGTCCTAGACCCTTATTAATCTCATCTACTGGGAATCCAAATTTCTTGCTTTGTTCATCAGCATTCCATCCAACACGAATTGTTTCACCCAACCATTCATCAACAGTTGTATCGTGCATAATAATATATTTCTTCACCGAACTATGCCATCTTGCTAGTTCGCGCTTTA